TCGCGTTTGAATCCTCCATCCATTGTCATTTGCGTCACACCTTTAACCTTGCCCGAGCGACTACTCCTTCCGGTTGCTCGGGCATTTTTTATTCTTACCATGGCTAAAAACGGCACAAATCGTATAAAATTCACTCCAAAAAAGAAAGAGCTGTTTTTATTGGCCCTTTCAGAAACTGCAAACGTCACTCACTCAGCCCGATCGGTCGGGGTCACAAGGGAAGGCGCTTATAGGGTCCGAGCCAAAGACCCTGAATTCGCAGCGGCCTGGGCCTCGGCTGTTGAAGAAGCGGTTGACACGCTCGAAAAGGAAGCATGGCGGCGAGCGTTCACCGGGGTCTCGGAGCCTGTCTTCAACCGGGGCGAAGTGTGCGGGCACATACAAAAATACTCTGACACTCTAACCATCTTCCTGCTCAAGGGGCACAGGCCTGACCGATTCCACGATCGGCACAGGCTCGAAGGCGCCGGGGGCGAACCTCTCAAAATAAACATCGTAAATTATAAAGGTGATGATGGAACTGACCCTTCCGTATAAATTCACGCCCAGGCCGTATCAGCTGGGAATCTTCCGAGCGATGGACTCAGGGACCCGCAGGGGCGACCTGGTATGGCATCGCCGGGCCGGGAAGGACAAGACCCTTTTCAACCTGATGGTCAAGAAGTCGTTCGAGCGGGTGGGGAATTATTATTATTACCTGCCGACCATGAGCCAGGGCCGT